GTTCCCACCGATGTAAGCGCGCTCCAAAGCCTGCATCGCCGGGTGATACGACTTCGGCCCTTGAACAAACTCGACCAAAGGCACGTCCTTCTCCACCAGGCGGTTGACCAGGTCCGACGCGTTCCATCTGTCGTAGCCGATGTTCTGCACGTTGAATCGCGCAACCGCGTCAAGCACGGCCGCCTCGATCACTGCGTAGTCGGTGACATCACCGTCGGTTTGCTCAATGAGGCCGGCGGCGACCCACGCCTGGTACGGGACGGTTCCGCGCTCAGTTCGTTGCGATACCGCATGAGCTGGTACCCAGCGTCGCCCCCAGGTTAGGAACACATCGCCCACCCGCCAGACCAGCCGGAGAACGGTCAAGTCGCTCGTGCTGGCAAGATCGAGACCGCCCCAGCAAGGCACACCGACCAGTGCGTCCAGATCCACCGGAGCTGAGCACTTCCCCCAGCGGCCTAAATCAATCCAAGCATCGGCAGAACTCGCGGGCCGATTCAGGCGTTTGATCTTGAACTCGGCGTGTTTCGAGGGCATTTGCCTCGCCTCGATCGCCTCTTTCCGTATCGCATTTAGCAGGTGCGGGTTCGCATCGAGCAGAGGATTTGCCTTGATCCAGACATGCTCATCGAAGTCCTCATCGGCTTTTATGCCAGCATCCTTATCCTCTTCGTCAACCGCGTAGAAGACGACAAGGAAGTGGTCGGCCGTGGTGCCGAAGACGCCAGCAAGAAGCTTCTTTGCGAACTGCCGTATCTCGGCCCATGGGCCGGGATTGGTGTATCCCTCTGTCGTCGTATAAAGCCATAGCGGATTGCTACGCGCACCCGCTGCCGACGTAAGAACATTCAGTAGGTCGGCGGACTTGTGAGCATGAATCTCATCGAGTCCCACATGCGACGGGTTCAAGCCGTCTTGCGTAGATGCCTTTGCGTGGATCGGCTTAAAGCTGCCAAGCGTCTCTTCTCGCGAAATCGACTTCGCCCAGACTTCCAACCCGAACGCAGCGCGTAGATCACTGGTCTTCTCGACCATCTTCTTCGCGACGCCGAAGATGATTGACGCCTGGGGAAATGTCGTCGCAGCGCTGATCACCTGCGCGCCCGGCTCATCTTCACAGCATTGGCAGTACAGCAGAATCGCCGCAGCTAAAGTTGATTTCGCATTCTTCCGCGCGACAGCGAAAAGCGCAGAAGTGAAGCGCCGACCGCCTTCTCGGTTCCGAAATCCGAACAACTGCACGACAAAGAACACGTGGGAGGCATGCAGAACGATGTCCGGCGTTTCCCACTTGCCTTCAACGTGCGGCAGCTTCTCTATGAAATCGCATGCGTCGCATGCGTGCCAGTCGTCGAAAATGAATGGGTTGCCCTTCTTCTTAGCCCGCTTCAGATCGTCGAGAAATCGTTGCGCGGCTTGGCGAATCAGTTTCCCGAACTTCTTCCGCTTCTTGTCGGCGACCGCCTCCTTGGCATAGTCGGTGGCAATCTTTACGTAATCACGCACTGCGCCGGCCGTTCGTCGCAAATTTGTTGCCCGTCGGCTTCTCGCCAGCGCTGGAAACCTTACGCCGTGCAGCAGGAGTCATGCCGAACTCGGAAAAGAGGGCTTTTAGCGCCTGGTCTTCAGATGCCGTCAGCCCCATCCCCGCTTTTGCCTTCTGCCTGAACTGCTGCCAGGAGAAACAGAGCTGCTCAAGCGCATACAAGTCAACGACTTGCAGTACCGCGGCCTTCACCAGCTGCGGGCCAAGCCGATTCCACATCTCCATCCCATCGGGATTCAGATGCATCGGCGGTTCCGGGAAACTTTCGATGAGATCAAATGAAGGTGCATCCGGCACCTCCCGATCAGGCCGATCCGTCCCGGCCAATACCTTGAGGTGCGGAGCCGTCGGCTTCCGTCCTCGTGCCATTTACCATCCTTGAAAAACCATTTTGGAATTTTGACGGTGCGAAAAAATTACTACGCGCCCGTGCTGAGGGCAAAACGATTCAAGGTTTTGACCTCCCCCCACCCATCAAACGCGAACGATTCTCGTTTGATTTGAAATTTCCAAATCCACCATCCTCTTTCGAGGTCTTGGCCGAGTGGCATGGCCTGCAGAGCGTCTGCCAGTTGCTTCCATCGGGTGGATTGTTGTGGCTATTGCCGTCGACGTGGTCAACGTGCGCCTCGTACTTTCCCGCAACGAGCGCACCACACGATTGACACCGATAGCCATCACGCCTCAACACTTGTTCACGTATAGCTCGCCATGGCGCTGACCCCGTGTTCATCTCACGTGTGGCCTGCCTGTTCGGTTCGGGCAGTTCGTGCCTAGGCGTGGGCGGTGACGCGGGTCTATGCCTCGACGGTCGCGTCGGCATTACCCTGCGAGACCACCGTAATTCGGAGCAGCTTCGTCATGCACGTCGGGCTCTGCGCCCTCGGTCATTGCATTCGTCAGCGCGGACACGCTTTCAGCCAATGCGAAGTTGCTTCGCGCATGCTCCGACAGCGCATCAATGAGTGCTTCGATTTTGGCTTCGAGAGAATGCGGCATAGCGGAATAGAAAGAGCCCGCCGAAGCGGGCAAAGATCACACGTCGAGGAGACAGCGAGAAACGAAAAAGCCCGCTTGGCTTTCACCTTGCGGGCTCTGGCTGCACGAACTCCAGCCTTTCAGAAATCATACAAAAAATGCCGATAGTGTGTAGATCTATTTTGTGTAGGTTTTCTTACACACTTTGCAGTTGAGCGCGCTTCAGCACGAGACTCATCTTCAACGCCCGCTCGGCGTATCGGTTCATCCGGTTGTAGAACGTTTTTCGGCTGATGCCCATGCAGGCCGCGAGCTGCTTCACGGGGCGAAAGCCATGGTGATAGAACAAGGTGAAGCAGATCGCCTCTTCTGGCTCCTGCTCGGCCAGACCATGCACGGCCATGTTGAAGTACGGCATATCCTGAATGAGATCGGCGTCCGGCTCCTCACCGACCCATTGGCGAGCCTTCTGGAACTGCCCGAGAAGACTGCCAGGCACAGGCGGCGCAAAGTAGCGGCGCGTGCGGCACCACTGCCCGTATTGCAGGCAGAGAACATGCAGTTGTTGGTCAGTCATTTCCTTCGGCCTCCAGCCCAAGCAGTCGGTCGCGGTATGGCGCCCATCGGTCGTATGCTGCATTGAAGAGTCCTCGCTTCTCGTCTCGTGTCAATTTGTTGCCCTGGTCATACTCGGTGTGGCACGTGAAGCACGCTGGCACCGTTAATCTGTCTGGGGTCTTGAGCCCCATCCCTTTTCCTTCGTTGCGATGAGCCGGCACTACCGTTTCCCAGTTGCCGCAGCAGACTCCCGGAATTCCCAGGTAGCATGGCTGTCCCCTGCACGCATCGAGCGCATCCCGATCGTCTCCCACCCGCTTCTTAGGTGCCTTGCGCTTGAACGTCGTGCCCTTCAACGCCGCCGCGCCGCTGAACGGGCTGAGCGCCGCCGGCGCCTTACGCTTGAATCCGGTGCGTTTCATGGGCTTCTTGCGCTGCATCAGGCGGGCACGCTCCAGTAGTGCCGTTCAATCGCACGTGTTGCCGCGTCGACTTCCCCGACCGTGCACATGCGAAGTTGCTTACCCCACAGGTCCAGCGCCGCCCTGAGCGCTCGATTTCCATCGCCATCGAATCCAATGCGTCCCGCCCAACCGAACCGAACACGAGCCCGCCGCATTGCCTCTTTCGCCTGCTGAAGCACTGGGGTGGCCTCAGACCCGATGCCGTTCGATGCGAGCACCCACGAGTGATTGAGTGCGCGTGCCAGGCAATCCCACTCCCTGCGCGTGCCGAGCCCGTGAACCACCACGGCGTCGAACGCGCTCAGCACCACCATTTCAAGTTCACCCGCATGCTCGTCGGTAACGGGCTCGCGAGCGATTGCGGCGCGCATTACCAACGGCACGCCACTTCCACAAGGGCGAGGTGAGTAGTGCTTACGCGGCTTCTTGTTCCGACTCACTTCACTTCCCGGGCCTTTGCTTCGCCCTTGAGCGCGGCGTAAGCGATGCAGTCCTCTGCGCTGTCCGCGTGATAGCCGGGGCGCTGGAACAGCCGGACGTCCTTCAGCACCTGCAACAGCAGCCATCCCTCGGGCTCGCTCAAATCGCGGCCCGTGATCGCGTTGAACGCTTCAACTGCCTTGCCCATGCTGCGTTCACCTTCGGGCTTGTCGTATTGCGACGCGCGTGCGTCCATATGCTCCCTCGCCCTGACCAGGAGTCCGGTAGCCGTGGGGCGAGCGCTCTCACCCCCGCCACCGGCGCTGCCAACGATGAATGTCCGAGTTCCCATCAGTTTCCCTTCTTTCATCGCATTTCCTCGCAGAGCTGTTTGTGGGAGTTGGCGTAGTTGTCATAAGCCTTCATCGGCTTCCACTTCGGGCGGTAAGGACCGGTGGCGGTGCTTGGCCTTGCCGCACGCGGTGCGACCTTCGCGCGTTGAACCGGTGCCGCCACCTGTACGGTGGCTGTCGACCGCGTGACGGCGAGCCCGAATTCGAGCCCGCGGGATTCCTGCCGGATTACGAGAAGACCTTCGTTGACGAGCTCGACCACCAACCGATTCACCAGGTTGCGCGAGACTCCACATATATCGGCCAGCGCCTGGCGGCCGTACCACTCGCCCTTGTCCATGCCGTCCAGAATCACGTTTTTCATGCCACCTCCAGCGCCTTCTGAATCGTCTCGATTGCAGTCCCATTCGAGACCATCGCCCCTGTGAATCGAAACACCCTCCATCCTGCGAGCGACGCGGTGTTGTACTTCTCCGCGTCCGCCTGGAACCCGCTTCCACGCGTGTGACGCCCTCCCGTCCAGATGCCGCCCTCGACTTCCGCGGCTATCATCCTGTCCGGCCAAGCAAAGTCGAAGCGCCACATCCGCGGAGGGGCAAATCGGTGTTCCCGCACCGGTTCAGGAACCTTCCGTGCCCGGCAATGAAACGCAAACAGCAGTTCCAACTGGCTTTCCCGCTTAGGGTTCACTTTCCCTTCCTCCGGATGTGTTCGATGTATGCCCGCAATTCCTTGTCCTGCCTCTCCGCCGCCTCATTACCGAAGCGCCGCCTCACCCTCTCAACAAGCGCCCTCGCCGCGTTCCCATGTCCCGCCAGCGCCGCCCGTGCGGCATCGTCGAAGCGCCGCCAGCACTCTGCTTGCTTCAAGCGATCAGCCTCGCCGGCTCAGGCATGCCGGCATACGGCAGCAGCTCGGAGACCGTCGTGCGCGTGTAGCCCACCAGTGGTGTGTCGCTGCCACCAGACATCACGGCACGGGCCAATTCGGCATTGCCAATGAGCACCGTCCCCTGTGACTGGAAGCCAGCGCGCGTATTGGTTGTTTCGGCGATCCCGATCAAGACCGGTGGATACTCGGGCACTTGGCTACGGCCTCGGTAGCCGCGGTATCGATTCACAAACTCGTTTTTCACGAACGGCCATTCGGATTCGTCCTTCGTACCCAGCGAGATCCAACCGCCCATTTCGAAGACAACTCGATGCGTCAGCGCGTCATCGAAGGCGACCGACGAGTACGTGCCGACCTCACGCACGGCCTTGTCGACCTTGTGCCAGGCCAGCAAGGCGGCATCCTGCGTCGAGCCTTCGAGCATCTTCACAACGTCGGCGGGCTTCGGAAGAAACTGCCCAGCATCGGGGTTCGCGGCATGGCGCCCCAGCGCATCGCGCACCGCTCCGAGATCGAAAGCCTTCATTGCGCCCCACCAGACCTGCCCAACGAAGTCCGAATAGTCCTGGCGGTAAAAGGCATAGACGTTGCTGATGAGCGAAAAGAACTCGACGGAATCGGTCGGTTTCATGCGTTCTCCCCTGCCATGATCCGAGCGGCCTGTGCAGCGGCGATCTCTCGGTTTCGTTGCTCAAGCAGCTCCTGCTTGTTCAAACCCGCTCCAGCGCCGCCCCCCGTCAGCGGCTTCTCGTTGCGGACCCAATTGCGCCACGTTGCGTCCCAGTCGGTCTTCCGCCCTTGCTGTCCGGATTTCGCAGTCCAGTAGTCACGGAACTTGTCCGCTACCCGACGAACGTGGTCGGCGGTCCAGGTCGGCTGCTCTTGCAGTGCCCAATCGCCCAGCGCTTTGGTGAGAATCCAGTTGTCGGGTAAGCGCGTTCCGCGCGCACCACTGTTCCTTCCCTGTTCATTACTGTTAACTACTGTTACGGGTACCGAATTTGGGACTGTTTCCGGTGAAATTTGGGACTGTTTCGAGTCGGAATTGGGACTGTTTGAGGGGGGATTCGGTACTGTTCCGTTTTCGGAACCGTTCCGTTTTTGGAACCGTTCCGTTTTCGGGTTGCTTTGGCTGCGAGGGCCAACCTTTACCTCAACGCCTCGCTCGACGTTGATTTGGTACACGACGATCTGCCTGGTGCGTCCAGTGCGCTCGCCCGTGTCCGTAATCCACCCGGCATCCTTCAAGCGATCGATGTTGGCCAAGACGGTCTTGCGATCCTGCTCGGTCCAAGCGATGAGGGTGTCGATGCTCGGGAACGATACGAAGTCTTCGCTGGCGAAGTCTGCGAGCGCCATCAGAACCGATTTTGTTGGGCCTTTCCCCACCTTTTGGTGGCGTGCCCAGGTGATTGCGTCAAGGCTCATTCCGACGCCCCGACTTTCACCCGGAACAGCGTCAAGCCACGGCGAATCGGATTGGCCTCGATGTAGCCGGCCGCCTCCAGCGCCTTGATTGAGTCGCGCACAGCCGATTCCGACATACCGCAGTCACGCGCCAGGCGGCTGATTTTCGGCGACGATTCGCCCGTCGACATGACCGCGTGGTGGCTCAACGCCAACAGCACGATCTTCTCGGTGTGGCGCAGCTCGACGCCCCACGCTTGATTGACTCTGTGAAAGCTCATGGGCGGCTCCTCAGTGATCGCACGGCATCTCGCCGTTGGACTGACGCACGGCACCACAGCCGATGCATACGGAAGGCACCGTCCGACCAACGGTCACGCGTACCGACTTCAGGACATCGGCCTCGAATTGAGAAGTGGCAGCATCGACCGCGGACTGATCGACGGAAACTGAAACGCTCACGGCGATTTCACTCATTCGGCCATGCCCTCCAACCGCTGGTTAATCTCGGCAACAGCCGTCATGACACCAGTGCCGGCCTCGCGAACGTCGCGAAGCTCGTCCTTCGTCACTCGACCGTCTGCAAGCGCCTCATGGATTTCTTGGCCGTAGACGCCGCTCGCAACCATGAAGCCGACCATCTGCTCCAGCACCGACATGTCGCTCTCGGCCCGCTTGCTGTTCGGCGCCTTGATCAGGAGGAAGCCCTCTTGATGCGCCCAGGCGCGGAGCATGCGATAGTCGCCCGCCATCGCGGCAGCCGAAACGGCCTCCGCGAGCGTCAGGTGATGCGTCTCGTTGTTGGGATTGACCTTGTTGCGCAATACAGCGGCGGACATCCCCATCCGAGGGGCCAACGCCTCGCTACCGCCCTTGTAGTCGTGAACCGTGGCGTATGCCGCGTCTTTGATGTTCATCGTTGAACTCCTCGAACGTTTTTATTTGCTGCTCGGGCCACTACGATGGCCTCATGAAAACTGCGAAATCGGGTGAGTTCCCCGACGGTGCTATGCTGGCCGCTCATCACTTCGTACAACACAACATCCATCGGGGTACTCATGGGCGATCAAAAGGCGAAGACTTTCTATCCGATGATCAAAGCGGCAGTTGGGCTGGACTCAGAAGGCGGTCGACTGACGCTGGAAACGTACTTTTTCTTCAACGGCAACGAACACGAAGGCCGTTCCTACTCGCTTACCGTCGATTCGGCACGTCAATTGATCGACGCGCTTCAGGGGGGACTGGAATTGATATCGAAGCAACCTCCACCAGTCCATTGATTTGCTCTCCACCCGGACCACCGCGCTCGAACTCGGACCAAATCAGCCCCTCGGGTTCGAGCGCGCGCTTGAGCGCCGGCAGGATCAGCCACAACACGAACCGCGCGTACAGTCGTTTCATTTGCTCTCTCCAGTAGCGCCGCCGGCCAGCTCCGGCCAGATTAGGTACCAGTCAGCAGGCCGCAAATCTCTGCGCCCTACTTCGCCGTCGGTGACGCGCTCGATCGCAACGCACTTGTCGATTGCAATGGGGCGGCGCCCCGTAAGCCATTGGTAGACCAACCCTTGGCTCACGCCCAACCGAACGGCGAATGAGGCCTGAGTGATCTTTTTCGACGCGAGATAGTTTGAGAGATCCATGAGCAAATACTAGCTACGCTATTGAGACAAGTCAATAGCATGGCTAGTTGAGCCATCTAATAGCGTTGCTACACTCCAGAAATGGCTGAATCACGCACACGGAAACAGAAGGAAGTCCCCTCCTGGGTTGGAGAGGAAGCGGCTGCATTGTCGAAACTGTTTGCCGAGAAAAGTAAGCTTTCGCAGGCAGAGTTCGGGGCGCGCTATGAGATCGGATCCCAGGGCATGGTCTGGCAATACCTGAACGGCCACAGACCGCTGAATATCAGTGCGGCGACCGCATTTGCCACTGGTCTAGGCGTCACGATTCCAGCGTTCAGTCCTAGACTTGCGGCTGAGATCGAGCGGGCCTATGCAAAAGTTCGCGGTAGTACGGATCATGGCCTCAGTGAGGCGGCATTAAAGGTCATCGACGCGGTTCGGAAAGCAGATAACGCCGGCGAGCCGGAAACGACCTTCAAGATGATTCTTCGGATGCTCCCAGAGGAAGGCGAACCTGTCGCTCGGATGAACCCTTAACTTCCTCACGTTCATCGTCCCGCACACCCCCGATAGGTTCCAGAGCCCAGTCATCAGCGATCATAGCTCGCGCCACAACCAAGTGGCACCGGTCCTCACTCACACCAAACGCCGGGCCATCCAGCAAATACACGAGCCATTCCGTCGACGAGTAAGCGCGACGAATGAAAACCAGCCGACCTTCGAGTAGCTCGTTCCATGCCTTCTTGATCCGCGCTAGATCTCCTGGCTTGCAGCGGAGTTGGGACGCACCACCATTTGTCACAGCTAGGCCCTCTTCGAGTTTTTTGTTAAGACTACTGTATATTTAAACAGTAGTTTAGCCTTAAGCATCCCAACATATCAACCTGCTCGTAACAGCAAGCCAGAAAAGGCCCTGTTACAAATTTCCGAAAGAAATAATAGCTTAGCTATTGCATCCGATAAATAGCGTCGCTATTATAGACCCAACGCAGCGCACATCGCTGCCCGCCCGCAGGTCGGGGCGCTCCTTAAAAACTCAGTTACCGATAGAACACGCCGATGGCGTCCGCTCTTCGCGGGCGCGGCTAGGCGCAGGGCGGAACCCTCTACCCCTGAGATACAAGACCGGAGGCTATCCAAGCGCCGCCTGGCTGCTTCGTGCAGCTATAGAACGTCGCTTGGATTGAAGAGATGCAGCGCCGCCGTGAGCCGGCTCAGCCGGGAGTAGCACGGGGCTCTGCATCCACATGATGTATTTGAGGCGGCTTTCTTCCGAGAGCCGCGCCATATACACAAGGAGGCTTCAAATGGAAAACCAGCATCGCAAGATCACCGGCTATCGCGAACTGTGTGCCGAGGAAATCGACCTAATGAACCGCATCAAAGCAAAGGGCGCCGAGTTGTTACAGTTGCAGGCCGAACTGGCCGGCTATCTGTCGACGATGGCAGAGGCCAAGTCGTATGCGGCGAAGCAGTCGAAGCTCGCACCGGAAGACGAAGCGAGCGACGAGTGCGTAGAGCTGCGTCGATTTATCGCGGCAGAGCCGCAGCGCTGGGCCGCCATCGGCAAAACCGATATTCAAACCGGAATCATGGCGCTCGTTCGCGCCGTCGCGCAGCCGGCCGTCTGATCCCTACACCTCCCCGGCGAGGGAACGCCCCCGATGATGCAGGCGTGACGGCCGCCAGAGTGCGGCCCTAGGCGGGGTCGTCAGCGTATCCAGCACCCGAGGAAATCTGAACCAGTTCCGCCCCATACATTGCCGCAACAGATCTAGCGTGCTCGATAAACGATTCAGCATCCGCGTTGGGCCTAAATCTCGCCACTAGGCTGATGCTGATTCGCCGCCCCTTCGCATCGGGGTACACCGAGTAGATTTCACCCGACTCAACAAAGCCAAGATAGGCGTTCAGCTTTTCTTCGAGCAGTTTCAGGTGTGTTTGATCCCACGGCAGCGAATCTAGGATCGTGAGAATGACTGAGCCCGTGTCCTTGCATAGACCAATTGCATCGATCGATGTGCTGTCCGCTACCGCCATACGTATGCCCCCTCGTAATTTTAATTTTTAGCGAGCATAGCACCTTCAAGTGAGCAGATCCGACGGCGGCGCGGCGTCGTCATAAAGCCCGTATCTCACTTCCCCCGATCTGATCAGGATCTCGGGTCTGCTCTCTTGAGGGGAAATGTTCTAAGGAGGGGCCCGACACCTTTCGGTGCCGGGTTGATGCTTAGTGCAAGAAGAACATGAGCAACCACGTTGCAATGCTTCGGAGTTGCTTGTAGCTCACCTTGACCTTCAATGTCAGCTCGAACATGGCAGTAGCCCTGTTGTTGCTGGCAGGCCTGCCAACTGTTTAAGGGTCGGCGTTTAGAGTGCCGTGCCAGGCACTTGCGGTTCGCGTGTCTAGAATCGGTCCCCGCATCCACAAAGCGTTACCCCTTGCGAGGCGCATTGCAGATTCGATCCACGGAGATTGGGTAGCCAACGCCCGTTACGGTCGGCGGCACCTAAGCGCCCGCACAGCCGTGGACCATTAGCGGCTTGTGATCGCCACAACTGGGATTCACAGCCCCAGTAGCTCAATCATAGCAAACCATAAATCCCGAACCGGCTCTGGATTGAAGCTGATTCTGGCCCAGCACTAAAGGACTCCCATGAAGCACTTCATCGTGACGGTCTATACGGCCGGTGGCCGCTATCGCGGCAGTGGTATCGCACGCTCATCCTTCGAGCTCGAGCAGGCCGCCGCCGAACAGTTTGGGGCAGAGGCGCGCCGCATCGTTGTGAGGCCTGCGCATGCTTGATCGATTCCTTGTTTCGACCGTCAACGGCGCCGACCGGTGGATTCGTCGGCACAAGGTGGCAGCTTGGGCTATCTGGGGCGTGCTGTTCCTCTCCTGCCTCTATGCGAGGTTGCAGTCCGGCGTATGAGCAATTCGCCAAACAGGGCGGCAGCGAAACGGGCTTGGGAGGCACTGCGGCCACTTGTGAATAGGCGGCGAACTCACAGAACGCGCCCCACCCTGCCCGGCTCATCACGGCACCACGAAGAAATCGAATCGCGGCAGGCACTGCTCACCGCACTCGAAGCGCATGCGCCCACCCTGCTCGCCGCCCTCGCCTTCTACATCAAGACCGACGCCCAGCGCCGCAGCAACGTTGAAGAGAATGCCGCGCGCTGGGAACACATCGAATCTCACTACCCATACGGCGGACACCCTTCCAGGGGATTCCGAGAACACATCCGTACCGCCGTCGACCGCGAACGAGGAATGAAATGACCGCTGTCCCGTCCTTCAAACAGAAGATCAATGACAAGGAAATCCGGCGCGCGGATGCGATGAAGATCCGCTATGAGGATATCCACGTCGAACCTGGCTTCAACCTGCGCGCCTCGCTCGATCTTCTGGAAGGCGAGGCACTGGAAGCTGCCAAAGAAGATGACGAAAGCCTATTCCGCCACATCATGGCGTGCGGCCAGTACCCGGCGCTCGAAGTTCGGCCCCGCGCCGATGGTGGCGTCTGGCTTGTCGACGGGCACCGCAGGCATGCGGCCATCGGCCGCGCCGACAAGGCGGGCGCTCCGCTTCGCGACAAGACTGGCGAGTTGATGGTGCGGATTGAAGCGTTCGACGGAAACGATGCCGATCGCACGCTTCGCATTCTGTCGAGTGCCCGCGGCCGGCATCTGCATCCGCTCGAACAGGCGTTCGGATATCAGCGATTGAACCGCTTCGGCTGGGACAACGCTCGCATCGCCGAGGCTAACCGCGTCTCGCCTCAATGGGTTGGAAAGATGCTCCTGCTGGCTGGGGCTAACTCAGACGTTCATCGTCTCGTGTTCGCCGGCAAGGCAGCAGCGTCCGTCGCGGCAGAGGCGGTGCGAATGCACGGCGAACAGGCCGGGGCCTTCCTCGCAGGAGAGTTGGAGAAAGCCGCCGTCGGCGGAAAGACGAAAGTCACGACTAGTTCGGTCCGATCAAAAGCGCCGCCCCGTAAGGCGGTGACCGCCTTCGTATCGCGGGTCGACTCCTTCGTGACCTCTCTCGGCCCAGGAACTATCACAGCGCTATCCACCAGCGAAAGTGACTTTCCTGTCACCGTGAGTTCGCTTGCCTTGCGCGAACTGCTCGCCGCTCACGCCGAACTCGGCGTTACCACGGCGCCCCAATCCCACTCCGAAGGAAACTGAAATGCGCATTCCTGTGCCGGCGTTCATCGTCGACGCCATTATTGCGCGCGCACAGCGCACGCCATACTTTGACCTCAAGGGGTACATGCAGCGCTGGTGGATCAAGAAGCCACGTGGCCACGACGCGGACGTCGCCGAAAATGGGCGTCGCGATACCAG